AGTAATCAAGCATGCCAGAAGCAGTCAGAGCAGTAGCAACATCTGAAGAACAGATTACTACGTTACCCTTACCACGTCGAGTTTCTTTAGCGATTACGTTACACTCACGATCGAGTTGAACCAACAGACCCTTGAACTTCTCAACTGACCAACGACCATCTGCATCAGATGATAGGTCAAAGATGCCGTCAATAGCAGTGTTGCTTTGAAGACAACCAGTCTTTGCTTGACTGTTGATAGTACGGATAACTTCACGGTTGATTTCAGCAAGGATCTCAGCAGACAAAATGTTTGCTAATTCTGCTTCAGCATCCAGACCATGAATTGCCTTCAGGTCTTGTGCCAGTTCAATCGTGTACTCTGCTTTCAAAGCACGTGAGTTAGCAGTAACTGTGCTCTTCTCGATGGTGAAACCCATCTCAGCGAAGTCAGAACCACTGTTGCCGAGTGCTTCAGCGTCAGGAGTAGACATACCACCACCGAAATCGGTAGTGTTACGGTTAGTATTAACATCACTGTCCATGTTGCCAGCAAGACCAGAAGGTCCGTTAGCATTGGTCTGTGTGTTAGATGAGTCACCAGAGTAAGGAGTTACTGCTTCGTTGTGCAGTGCCTCGTCGCCCTTAGTTGCTCCACCACGAGTAGTCTCGTACTTAGACTTCATCGCGAAGATAAGACCAGTAGGACCAGACATAGGTTGAACACCACATACGTCATATGCCATAAGGTTAGGCATAGCACGTCGAACAAGACTGATCAGGACGGGATCCCAGTTGTCTACGTTAGAGGTGTTGTTAGTAGGAGTCTCAGCGAGGAAACCCTGTTGACCACGTTCTGCCATCATAGCACGTTCTTGGTTCTCAAGAACAGCAGCAGTAACATTACGTCGGTGACGGTCAGAGATTGAACCAGCTGACTCTTCGTTCAGGACAGGTGACCACTTCTCTACCAAGTGCTCAAATTGAATATCAGATTGCATTAGATATCTCCTTAGATATTATTGCGGGTTAGTAACACGGATTGCTTTAAGGTAACGGTCCATCATAGGAGTAGTTTCGACTTCTTCAGACAGGGGTTCTGCTGATTCGTCTTCTTGTACTTCTTCTGTGACAGTTGTTACTTTTGAGAAGTAAGACTCTTTAACAGTAACTACTTTAGCGGCGAAAGATTCTTCGTCGTCAAAGTCAAGTTCTTCTACTAAAGATCCAAGTTTCTCTGCTTGGGTTTGTGCGAGGTCACTGCATGCTTCTGCTACAATAGTAGATCGCTTCAGTTGCTCGACAGTTTCAGACATTTTGATAGCATCAGTTGTGGTCTTGAACAGTTGCTCTTCAAGTTCCTCAATCTGTGTTGCCATGTCGTCTACTAGGTCAATCTTAGACTCGGGTACGTCAACGTAAGACTCAACAAACAAATCCTTAAGATTGTTCATGAAGTTCTCAGCAATTTCAGTACGCAGTCCTTGGTGAATGGCGAGTTTGTTATCTTCCATCCACTGCTCAACCACATAGTTCAGGTAGGAATCAACCTTCTCGACAAACTCTTCTCGCTGTTCGACTAACTCAGCTTGGAGTTTCTCTTCGTAGGCTTCTTCAATTCGCTCAACCTCTTCGGCGAGCTTAGTTTTCAATGCTGATTCAAAGATCACGGCAGTTTTTGACTTAAACTCATCACTGAGTGTAGCCTCAGACTCTACCAGTGCATCGAGGTCTTCAGAGAAATCTGCTTCAGTAGCGATTTCTGGAACGACTCTCTCGACAACCTCTTCCTCATCAAGACCCATCATAGAGTTGTAAGCATCTTGCAACTCTTCTTTGGACATATCATTGAGGTGGTTGTACATGTCACTGACGATACCTGCTTTGCTCTTTGGCATTGGATCGCTAGTTCCTTTGTCTCCCTTACGAGCGGGGGCCTTTTTGCCTGACTTTGCTGCCTTATCGGTTGCTGCCAGTGCTGGACCCTCTTCACCTTTCTTGTCATAGGACATATCAGGTGTTTCCGACTCATCGAGGTGGACGTTATTGTCTTCAGACATTTTTGTCTCCTTGATCAAAAGTTTTTCTTAAGAGATGAGAGGAAATTTTTATACTCTCGCACTTGAGGGGCATATTCACCCTTCACATTGCGGGGAGCAAGGTTTATTTCAGTCTCTTGTTCTTCACATATTTCTTGAGCTGTTAAGATTCCATTACTCCAGACCCACTCGACACCTTCCATTATTCCATTTACGAAAGCGTTCGGTGCTGATGGATCTTGCACGATGTCTACCGTACTAAGAGTGAAATCATTCCCGACGTAGTTTACACCACCTCGGGACTCAAGACTACCCATTCCACGAGTTGAGACACCAAGATTGACACCACCCTCAAGCAAACCTTTTACGATTTGACCCATAGGAGTATCCAGTATTGATGCCTTTCCTACCACATCATTTCCTTCCCAACGGAGATCAGTGATGAGGTGAGAAACTTTATCGAGGTTGACGGTTGGAC